TTTATACTAGACCCGTTGACTGCATTGGTCAGTCGCTTTGACTCTAGTACTGCCAATGATAAGCTCAATGAAATATGTACTGATATGGCAGACCTAGTACAGAATTACCCTATTACTATATTCTGTTATTCTCATGTTAACCCTAAACCAAAAGGTGCTAAGACCCATGAGCAAGGGGCTAAAGTTTTAAGTTCTGAATTTACTGGAAGTAGGGCAATGGAAAAGTGGTTTCACTATGGCCATGGTATTATGAGGGATAGAACGGAAGAGTGTTCACCGGAAAGAAAGAATATGTCCACCTTTCAGATGTTGTATGACCGAGACTTTGGACAAAGCTATAGCTGTGATGTATACTTTGATGAAGAGACAGTAACTTATTTAGAGCCGGACAGGTGGGGTAAAGCAAGATGACAGATTATGTATGCGATATAGAAACGGATGGACTTAAACCTAGTCTTATACATTGTGCATCCATTTATAATATGGACACAAAAGAATTATACACACTAACTAACTACCCAGAAATGACAGAGTTCTTTTACACTTTAACTAGTGAAGACAGATTAATAGGTCATAACTTTATTCGTTACGATAAACCTGTTATAGAAAGAATACTTGATATTAAATTACAAGCTCACATTGTAGATACAACTGCTCTTAGTTGGTATCTCACCCCTGAAATTGGTAAGCATGGACTTAAATTTTGGGGAGAAAGATTAGGGGTAGCTAAACCTGTAGTGGAAGATTGGGAGAACCTAGCCCTAGAAGTTTATGTAGAAAGATGTGAGGAAGATGTAAAGATTAATACCTTACTCTGGGAAAAACAAAGTTCTATGTTAGAAAAACTTTATGAGGGTAAAGATAGTAATAAATTAATTAGATACTTAGAACATAAGATGAGTTGTGCTGCAATGCAAGAGGCTAGTCAATGGCAACTTGATATAGACAAGGCTCATAAATTACATAAAGAATTAACAACTAACTATCAAGTAGCGGTTGATGCATTGGCTAGTGTTATGCCACAAGTACCTAAGATGGCAAAGCGTACCCGCCCTGCTAAACCCTATAAAAAAGATGGTAGCCTATCCGCTACTGGTATTAAGTGGGATGAGTTAACGAAAGAGAAAAACTTACCGTTTGATTATGACGGTGATATAACTGTAGTGACTGGTTACAATGAGCCTAACCCTAGTAGTGTACCTCAAATAAAGGATTGGTTAGAATCATTAGGTTGGCAACCCGCTACTTATTCTTATAACGGTGATGGTAAAAGCATACCTCAAATTAAAAAACCAGATGGTAACTTGTGTGAATCGATAGACATTTTAATTAAGGATAATCCAGAGTTAGAACATCTAAGAACTATGACTGTAGTTAAACATAGGATAGGTGCAGTACAGGGTCTATTAGAAAATGCTAATGATGATGGTTTTGTTGAGGCCAGAATACAAGGCTTTACTAATACACTAAGATTTAAGCATGCAGTCTGTGTTAACTTACCATCTGACCGTAAACCGTACGGTAAAGAGTTACGTTCTTTATTTACAGTAAGAAAAGATAACCATACATTATGTGGTTCTGATATGGCTAGTTTAGAGGATAGAACTAAACAGCATTACATGTGGCAGTACGACCCAGAATATGTAACAGCTATGACAACGGAGGGCTTTGACCCACATTTAGATTTAGCATTGTCAGCAGGTGCAGTAACACAAGAACAAGTTGATAAATATAAATCCGGTAACAAGACTGATGAAGTATCACAACTCAGACATAACTACAAAGGTGGTAACTATGCCTGTACTTATGGAGCAGGTGTTACTACTTTATCAAGACAGTTAGGTATTAGTGAGGGTGAAGCTACTAAAATACACAAAGCATATTGGAAAAGAAACTGGTCATTAAAAGAGATAGCAAAGGATTGTGAAGTTAAAATAGTGGATGAAAAAATGTGGCTTTGGAATCCTGTATCTGAATTATATTATTATCTTAAAGCAGATAAAGATAAGTTCTCTACCCTGAATCAAGGTACAGGTACATATTGCTTTGATATGTGGTTAGCCTTTATCGTAAGGAAAAGAAAGCAATTAACAGCTCAGTTCCATGATGAAGTTATCCTAGAATTACAGGAAAATAAACAACAGGAAGTAACAGCAATATTAAAAGAATCTATACAAAATGTGAACAAGCTTCTGAAACTAAACAGAGACTTGGATTGTGATATTTCTTTTGGAAAAGACTATTCACAAATACATTGAGTATGATATACTGAAGTAGTATTAACAACAATGGAGATTAAACTATGGCAATAAATAGAGTATCACCCCAAGCAGAGAAGAGTACTTCTACTATAGAGTACACTAATGTGCCAGAAGGTGAACATGAAGGTCGTTTAGTTTATGTTGCTGACTTAGGCTTACAGGAAAGAAACTTTGCGGGTGAGGAAAAACCACCAGCTCAACAGCTTTCTTTAGGTATTGAGTTAGTAGGACAGGAGCAGACTTTATCAGATGGCGGTACATTACCAAGAATCTTATGGTCTAAACCTTTCAACATATTCCAAACTATGAATGAACGTGGTAACGAATATAAGTATTACAAAATGTTTGTACCCACAGCCAGAGATGGTGAGGTAGCAGATTGGGATAAGGTATTAGGTATGCCAATCAATGTTGTCGTTTCTCATAGCAAGTCTGGGGATAGAACTTATGATAATATAAGTAGCATGTCCGCTATACCTGCTAAATATCAAGACCAAGTACCACCCGCAGCAACTGCTCAAATGTCAGTAGGAGATGCGGAAGACGAAAACAATATAGCCACTAAAGCTATGTTTGGTTTAGTTAAATACTTGCATGATAAAAGAGTTAATGGCTCAGTAGTTGAAAAAAGTACGCCTGTTAAAGCAAAGGCAGTAGCAGACACAGAGTTTGCAGAAGAAATACCCTTTTAACTATGAAGTTGTTAATAGACGGAGACCCAATAGTTTATAGAATTGGGTTTGCATGTCAGAAAAAGGATAAGGAAACAGGTGAAGTTACGGCAGAGCCTGTTCCTTATACCCTTTACTCTTGTAAGACATTTGTAAATAATATTTTAAATAATACAGAGTGTGATACTTACAAAATTTTCTTATCTGGTAAAAATAATTTCAGATATAAAATTAGAGAAGATTATAAAGCTAATAGGTCTGGTGTAGATAAACCAGTTCACTATCAGCTTGTTAAAGACTATCTAGTAACACAATACAAAGCTCAGATAGTTAACGGCATGGAAGCTGATGATGCATTATCTTTATCTCAAACGGAAGATACAGTAATAGCTACTATTGATAAAGATTTATTAATGGTGGAGGGTAAGCATTATAATTATGTCAAGGAAACTTGGCAAGATGTTACAGCTCAAGACGGAGAACAATTCTTTTATAAGCAAATGTTAACGGGTGATAAAGTTGATAACATTATTGGTATACATGGTATAGGTGAGAAGAAGGCTACCAAACTTCTTAATAATACTCCTAGGGAAGAATGGGATAAAGTAGTGCTAGACCTATATCAAAAAGAGTTTGCTCCTGACGGTTTTCAAAGAGCCGTAGAAAATGCACAGTTACTATGGATGCTGCAGAAAAACAAACAAATCCCCTTGGATTTTGTTAAGGAGTTAACAAGTGAAAGTAAGACAAAAAAGAAATAAAAACATATACAGAAGTGGATTAGAAAGTACCTTCGCAGCAAAGACAAAAGGGATGGGTTTTGTTTTTGAACCGGAGAGAATGCCCTATATAGTTCACCGTAAGTATGTACCTGATTTCGTTAAAGGTAACGTACTGATAGAATGTAAAGGTTTTTTTAGGGCAGGAGATACACTTAAGTATAAATCAGTTAAGAAACATTACCCCGACAAAGAACTAATATTTATTTTATCCGACCCCTTTAAAAAAGTTAGGAAAGGTAGTAAATTAAATATGGGTCAATGGTGTTTTAAGGAAGAGTTCGCTTTCTTTACAGTTAAAGAATGTGATAAACTAAAAAAATATATGTCATTGAATGAAGAAGATAAATACAAATATAGGCAGGAACATTTAAGAGGTGTGTGATGGGTGATATATTAAACTTTCTTGATTACAAACATGGCCAAGAAGAACAAAAATTTGGAATGACATTTGAAGAACTATGTATAAAATTAAAAGATATAGATGAAATTACTTTGATGGAAGTACTAGAAATAAGTTCAGAAGATTTAGTGGAAAGGTTTGAAGACAAGATAGAAATAAAAATAAGTCAAATTAAAAAAGATTTAAGGGGAGAATAAAATGAGTTTATTAATTAATGATAACAACTATGTAACAGAATACAAAGAAGCTGATATATTTACTAAGCAACAACAAGATATTTTTTGGACACCCCACGAAATAGAAATGGAAAAAGACCTACATGATTTAAAAACTAAACTAACACCCCAAGAGTTGCATGGTGTTACGACTGTCCTAAAACTTTTTACTATGTATGAGTTAGAAGTAGGTGAGAATTATTGGGGTGGTTTTATTAGAGATACTTTTCCAAGACACGAAGTACAAGCTATGAGTAGTAGTTTTGCAACAGTTGAACTAGCAGTACATGCTAAATTTTATCGTAAGATAAATGAAGTATTAGGAATAGATACAGATAATTTCTACTCTGGATATGCTAAAGATAAAACATTAAAGGATAGAATGGATTGGATAGGTAGGCAGTTTAAAGATAAAGACCCATTGTACATTACTGCTATTGGTAGTATTGCTGAAGGTGCAATATTGTACAGTAACTTTGCTTTCCTAAAACATTTCCAAGCGGAAGGTAAAAACAAACTAATGAATATGACTGCTGGTATTAACTTCTCAGTTAGAGATGAGAACTTACACAGCGAGGCTGGGGCTTGGTTACACAGAGAGTTAAAGAAAGAAACTAATGTTAGTGACAAAGACTATCAAAAGCTTGTAGTAAAAATTAAAAAAACTTGTGAACAAATATACGAACATGAATGTAGAATAATAGATATGATATTTGAACAAGGAGATATCAAGGGTATTACTGCTAAACAAATGAAAAACTTTATACAATCAAGATTAAATATTTGTTTATCACAATTAGATATAAAACCTATGTACAATGTAGAGTATGACCCTATTAGTAGTTGGTTTTATAAAAATATTAATAGTGGTTCTTTACACGACTTCTTTGCAAAGCAAGGAAACAATTACACAAGAGATTGGGTGGAGGGTAAGTTTGCATGGTAGATAATACAAAACCTAAAAAGGAAGATAGGAAAAAGTTTGATATTGATTTAGCATACGGGGAAGTTAAAGAAGAACAAGTAGCATCTATGCTGCAAGATAAAAAGATAGAAGTTAAAAGTGAACGTGGTATGTGGATGAGGACAGGTAACATTTGTATTGAGTATGAATGTTGGAAGAAACCATCCGGTATTAATGCTACTGAATCTGATTATTGGTTTCATAATTTATGTATTGATGATAATATATTCTGTACATTAGTATTTGAAACAAAGAGTTTAAAGAAAATAATAAGAACAATGAAGGGGAAGAAGTCAGTTATGGGTGGTGATAATAATGCATCTAAGATGTGGTTGTTACCTATAAAGAAACTGTTTGACCCAGAAACATTTGAGGGATTTAAAAATGGTACAAAAACATAAATCAATTTATGATGAACTAGGGGATGAACGTAAGAGGTTACAAGCAGAGGGTAAACTACCCCTATGGGTTACTACCCCATCTTGGCAGATATTAAAAGATAAATATACTAGCCCTGAATACCCTGACTTATATTCTATTTATAAAAGAATCTCAACTGCGGCAGCAAGTCATATGGGAAGCGAAGAAGAACACTACAGAAAAGTATTCTTTAATCTTATGTGGAACGGATGGCTTGCCTGCTCTACCCCTATACTAGCTAACATGGGTTCTAAAAAAGGTTGTCCTGTATCTTGTAGTGGTAATTATGTGGGTGATAATGTCTATGACTTTTATGATTCACAAAAAGAAACAGCAGTTCTTAGTAAGAATGGTTTTGGTACTTCAAGTTATCTTGGTGAAATACGGGAGAGAGGTATGCCGATTTCCGCTGGAGGAGTGGCAAGTGGTATACTTCCCGTACTCAAAGACTTTGTACAGTTATCTCGTGATGTATCTCAAGGTAATACTAGAAGAGGTGCATGGGCGGGTTACTTAGAAATGGAGCATGGTGATTTCTGGGAGATAGCTGACTATGTTATTAACCACCCTGATGATTGTAATATAGGTTGGTTAGTAACTGAAGATTTTATTACTAGATTAGACAGTAAAGATGAAGATGCTATGTCTCGTTATCAGAAAGCTATGAAGGTTAAGATGTTAACAGGTAAAGGTTACTTTGTTTTTATTGATAAGATGAACAGCCAGAATCCACCTATGTATGCGGAGCATGGTCTAAAAGTTAAAGCTAGTAATTTATGTACAGAGATTACATTACATAGTGACGAGTTCCATACCTTTACTTGTGTATTATCGTCTATGAATTTAGCTAAGTATGATGAATGGAAAGATACAGATGCAGTACATGATGCTATCGTATTCCTAGATTGTGTTGCGGAAGAGTTTATACAGATGGGTAGGGGTATAAAAGGTTTAGAAAGTGCAGTTAGATTTACTGAATCTGGTAGGGCATTGGGGCTAGGAACACTAGGATTCCATACCTACCTACAACAAAATATGATTGACATTGAATCACTTGAAGCTCATACTTTAAATATGAATATGTTTAAGGATATAAAGAAAGACGCTGTAAAAGCTACTCAGATGTTAGCTAAGACTAAGGGTGAACCTAAGTGGTGTAAAGGGCATGGAGTCCGTAATACTCACTTACTGGCCATAGCCCCTAATAGTTCTAGTGCATTAGTTTGCGGTAGTGTATCACAAGGAATCGAACCAGTTTATAAAAATGTATTCGTACAAGGAAGCCCAGCTGGTGAGATAAACCGCATCAACCCTGTACTGATAGAGTTAATGAAGTCTAAAGACGTATACAATGACGAGACCATTAATCAAATCATTAAGGATAATGGTTCAGTACAGTTAGTTGATTGGCTTACGGATGAAGAGAAAGCTGTATTTAAAACTAGCTTTGAGATTAATCAAGAGGTGTTAGTTAGATTAGCTAGTGCAAGACAAAGAAGTATATGTCAGGCACAGTCCTTAAACTTATTCTTTCCCTCTGACACCCCTGAAGAAGAAATATCTAGGGTGCATAAACTAGCTTTTAAAGACAAATATATAAAGTCATTATACTATTTAAGAAGTGAGGCTGGAGTAAGAGGTAGTAGTGGTGAATGTGTAGCATGTGAAGGTTAATCCCCAAAGTAATCGGTGGTGTCTTTCCTCGCACCACCTTTTATTTTTTCTTATTTTTTAATTTTGCTTGTACTGTCTTTGACAAATCTTTTAAGTGATAAAGCCTTTTACTAGTTTTTGAGTGTTTAGCTCCGGAATGTAAATGCCCATTAGGCATTTTGTGAGTACCACCCTTATGTACTTTACCATCTCTTGTGTAATGTTTTACGTTCTTCATATTAATTTTCCATTGGTAGCTTGTTAAGTCTTAAATGTATTTTACCCAGTTCTCTCTCTATCCAACTAGCTAAATTATCTTCTATATCTCCAACCATTGTATCTTGTTTTTGTAATATATTATATACTTCTCCAATCATATTATTATTTAATAATACTCGTTCTTCTAAACTATTTAATTTAGATAAAAAGTTATTTACTAACCAAATTAAAATACATATTCCAGTTATTAATAGTAATAAAAGTTTTTTATTCATATTAATTACCCAATGAAAGAGGGTTGGAGTTGATTGTTGAACTTATTTTCTCAAAGCTCTTATCAACATGCTCAACGATTTTATCTATATCTGCATCAATTTTATCAATAAATGTTTTGTTGCTAGTTGCATTTATTTCTACAGCAGTTATTCTTTCAACAATAGCTGAGTTATCTCCACTAGGAATACTAGCAACGCTATC